TACAATTTGATTACGGGCCAGGGTTCTTTTGGAGCTATATATCTTGTTGTATATAGTCAACTCCGTGATCAGATCTCTGGTACTGGGTCAGTTGAGTACACTGTTTGGGCACATCTGGAAGACGTAGATATTCAGTATCCAACTGGTGCAAATATTTTTACAGGCTCTGCTCCAAATATGGCTAGTATTGCCAATCAAATTTCGTCGGGTAAATTTACTCAAGAGGATATGCGAGCTTTGTGGGACTCACGAGCCTATGAGAAGCATACTGATAAAATCTTTGCTCAAGTTGGTTCTGAGTTGAAACAGCTTAAAGATAATGCTTCACCCTCGGCTGGTATTGGTCAAATTTCTGAGGGTTTGAATACACTGTCACGAATTCCGGTATTGGGTAACATGTTTACTCGTCCTGCCTGGATTTCTGCACAGGCCGCTAATATCTTCAAAATTTTAGGTTTTTCTAAACCAACTGTTCAGGGTTTGCCATGTGAGTCTAAACTTCGTGGTCAGGTTCGTATGGCAAATTTTGATGGTGCTGATTCTTCTCACAAACTTGCTTTGTCTTCTTCAAATGAAATAGAAACGAAATCTGGTTTGGCTGGCACGTCAGCTGATGAGATGGATTTGTCTCATGTTGTATCTATTCCTAATTTTTGGGATAGATTTACATGGTCTACTACCAATCTTACTAATGCTATCCTCTGGGACAATTTTGTGACTCCTTTTAAAATAAAAGCTTATTCAGATACAATTACTGATAGATTTCGTTGTACTCACATGGGTTATGTTGCTAATTCACATGGCTATTGGCGTGGTTCTATTGTTTATACTTTTAAGTTTGTTAAAACTCAGTTTCATTCTGGCCGTCTTAGGATTTCCTTTATTCCGTTCTATTATAATACCACAATTTCATCTGGTGTGCCTGATGTATCGCGTACGCAAAAAGTTATTGTTGATTTGCGAACTTCTACTGAGGTTTCTTTTACTGTTCCATATGTCTCTTCTAGACCGTGGATGTTTTGTATACGTCCAGAAGCTGCTTGGTTGGGAACTAACAATGTGAATATGTACAATGCTGTAACAGGTATTGTTCGTGTCGAGGTTCTTAATCAATTGGTCGCTGCTAACAATGTGTTCCAATCTATTGACACTATTGTTGAAGTGAGTGGTGGACCTGATCTTACTTTTGCTGCTCCTTCCGCTCCTTCTTATGT